CGATCACTTTCGTCTGCACGCCTTTGAGCATCGTCTCGGGCGAGACGACGACGAGCGCGGCGAACTGGTCTTTCAGGTGCCCGATGCCGTAGGGGATGGGCTTGTTCAGCGTCTCCCATACCTTGTCGAGTTTCGGCGCGACGATGCCGACCTGCGTGCCGAGTTCGCCGAAATTGATCGAGGCCTTGTTGAGTCCCGGGGACAACTGATCGGTCGCCAGGACGATATCGAGCAGGCGCGGCGTCAACGTCGCTCCCTTGTTGCTCAGGTCCTCCGCTTCCTTCGCGATGGCGCGGACCTGGGCCTCGGTGATCTGCCCGCTTGCGGCCATGCGGCGGAAGACCGTGTCGAGGTCGCGCATCTGCGCCGCGGCATCGGCCCCGGAGATGCGCCGGAACATCGACTCGATCGCCTCCGCGTGCTTGGTGGCGGCCTCGTCCTGCTTCTTCCACGTCTCGTCGAGCTTCTCGGCGTTGGCCTTCGCGTCGGCCCAGAGCCCCGCGAAGGGATCGGTCGGCGCCTTGAATTGCGGCGGCGGCGGCGGCCTGAGCCCTGCGGTCTCCAGTCCGATCGCCCGCATCCCCGCCTCGATCGAGTTCAGGTACGCGACGATGAGTTGCAGCGACGTGGAGTTGGTGGACATCTTGACCCACCAATCCGAGATCGTGGGCGTGTAGTCCCCGGCCGCTTCGCCGACGCCGGTGATGCCCTCCTTCATGTGCGTCATCAGCGCCGTCAGCATCGGGTCTTCGACGACGGCGCGACCGACCGCTTCTTTGAGGTTGTCCCACTCGTTCGCGAGCTGGTGCAGCTTGCCCGCGTAGGTCTCGGCGGCGGCCTGCGCCTGGCCGCCGAACCGCGCATTGATGGCGTCGAGGACCGCGGGGAGGCCTTCCGCCTTCGCTTTCGCGGCGTCGATGGCGACGCCGTACTTGCCGAGCGTCGTGACGTTACCCTCGGCCGCCTTCGAGACCATCGTCACGGCGGACTCGAGGTCGATGCCGAGCCCCGTCGCGAGGTTCGCCGCCGCAGTCATCGCCGCGTCCATCTGCGAGGGGCCGACGTTGCCGATCTGGATGAACAGTGCCTCCATTTCGTTGGTGAGGTCGTCGCTGTAGATCGTCGTCCGCTGCATCGTGGTCGCCAGGTCGTTCATCGCCGCGATGTTGGCGGGCGTCGCGGTCCCCTGGTTCTGCAGCGCGACGGTCATCTTCTTCGCCGCGGCTTCGGCGCTCGCGTAGGACGCGATGGAACTGCCGACGAACTCCGCGAGACCCTTGAACGCCGCCTCCACGCCGCCGATCACCGCCTGCGCGGAAAGGAACCCGAGGGCGGTGGCCGACAGTTGCGTGGTGAGATCGCCCATGAAGCCCGAGGTGTCCGCGACCGGCTTCGCGACCTGCTTCGTGGCGTCGGCGAGCGCGAGCATCTCGGCGGGCGCGTCCTTCCCGAGCGCGCCGTATTTCGCGATCGCCTCGTTCAGGAGCGCGTTGAGTTTGGCTTGTTCCTTCTCGGTGAGGGTGGTCGCATCGCCGACGCGCCCGAGGCCTTCGACCGCGAGCTGCGCCTGCTGGATGATCTTGCCGCCCGAGAACGACTCGGCGGATTTGGTGAGCTGCTTCTCGACGTCCTTCCCGGCTTTGTCCAGGCCGTCGAGCGACACGACCGCCTTCTTCGTGGCGTCGTAGAACGTCGAGAAGTCGGCTTGGAGTTTCCCGGTGAGCGCCACGGTTCAGTCCTCCGCGTGGTTACTGAGTTCGTCGATGAGCACGTCGTAGACCTCGACCGGCAACGCCAGGACGTCGTCGAGGGTCCAGTGCATCACGCGGCAGAGGGCGAGGTCGCTGACGATGCGCTCGCGCCAGCCCTCGCTTTTTTTTCCTGCTCCATCGCGACCTCCTGCCGGGCGATGTGGTCTTCGATCGCCTCTTTGATCTCGGCAAAGTGGTCAGGGTCGAGGCCGTCGAGCACGATGGCGAGGTCGTCGGGGGTGAGGTCGCGGATGGAGATCACCGCGCCGTCCTCGCCGATGAGGTTCCAGTCGAGGAGGTACGCGACGACCATCGCGAGCCCCGTTTGCAGCGTGTCCACCCGCTGCGGCTCGACGCCCTTGTGGTACATGCGGCTGAACATGGCGCGCCGCTCGCCGTTGTTCAGGCGCCGCTTGATCGTGATGGTGTCGCCGTGCGTGAGCGTGAGGACGTCGGTCTCGGGGCGCACGATGCGCACGATTCGGGTGCCGTTGGTCGTCATGGAAACACTCCTCACTGTTCCGGGTGGCCCAGCTGCGCGATGAGGGCGTCGTCGCCGAGTTGGACGTCGAGCACCGGCCAGCACCACACTCCGCGGCCGAGCCGCGGGGCCGTGAAGCGCAGGCCCTTCTGCTTCGCGTAGTGGCGGTTGATCGTGGTGAACGACCCGAGCAGGGTCCACGGGCCCCGCGTCGGGTCGGTTTCACGTTTGATGTGCCACGAGCGGAACGCGACCGCGGTCTGGTAGCCCCAGACCAGCGATCCCGCCTGCCCGCGGATCGCGAGCTCGCGGAAGAGCGCCACGGGCCGCTCGCGTTATGCGGCCCGGCCGCGATCGCGTGTCGCCAGGAGCGTGCCCGGGGCCATCGTCCACGGTCCGGCGGCCATGAACTCGGCCGCCACGGCGGGCGCCCCGTCGACGGCGGTGTCGATCTCCGCATCGAGGTAGGCGAGGCCCGACCAGAAGAAGGTCCCCTCCGTGCTGTTGGGCACGAGCTTGAGCATCCCGGGCGTCTCGGCGTCGGCGCCGTCGAAGATCACGTCGCTGCCGATCGAATTCCAGAACCCGGAGAGGGTGCCGGAGACGTCCTTCATGCCGGGGACGTAGACCTTGTTCGTGTCGCCGAAGCAGGTGACGTCGATCTTCCCGGTCTTGAAACTGGCCTTCCATTTGTTGAGCGAGATGACCTCGATCGGGGTGACGCCGAGCGGGTCGTACATCACCTGACCGTAGCGCCCTGATTTGATCGCCATTGTTCTTACCCTCTCTGTGTGTCCGTCGTTGCCTGGGGTTCGTCTCCGTGGTCACGCTCGAGCGGCACCGGATCGGCGGCCGAGAATTGGCCGTGATAGATCCCGCCGCGATGGTGCCAGAGGATCGACGGGGTGGATTCGTCCGGTTCGTTGTGGTCGATGCGCTCCTCGCGGGCGAACTCCATCCATTCGTAGCCCGCGACGAGGAAGGGCACGTCGTCGAGCAGCGCGTCGATGCGGGCGGCCGCGGCCCGCATGTCGGGGTGGTCCGTCGAGCGGCCGACCGCCTTGACCTGGTAGTGCACGTCCTCGATGGCGCGCCCGCCGAAGACCGGAATGTCGAGCGAGGCGATCAGCGAGAGGAGCACGTAGCGCGTCGCGTTCTGCGCGGCGACGTCGATGTAGACGCCGTTGGGCATGAGCGCGAGCAGCTCGGGGTCACTCGCCAGGCGCACGACCAGCGCGGCGTCGATGGCGGCGGAGTCGAGCGTGCTCATCGGCCCACCACCGTGAGGCCGTGCCGGGCGAGCAGGGCCGCCAGGTCGGTGTACATGCCGTAGCGTTGGCGGATCATCTCGGGCACGAAGACGCGCCCGGGCGGCATCACGCCGCGGTTCCAGCCCTTGCGCGTGTGCCGCGTGGCGGTGCCGAGCTCGAAGATCGTGGCGTGCTTCGCCGTGTTCTTCACCGCGATCGAGACGTGGAAGCGGTCGACCTGGCTGATGACTTTCACGCCCCGACGGAGGTTGCCGGTCTTCGTGGGATAGCGGGCCCGGATGTTGGCGGCGCCGCGTTCGGCCCGACCCGTAATGATGCTGGTCGCCTCTTCGGTGAGTTGCTGCGGCAGCGCGAGCAGCGCGGCGCGGAGCTCGGGGAGGCCGGTGAATTCCATGTGCACGGCGCTCACGTCACGACCTCGTGGCAGAGCGCCACCGTCTCGACGCCGCGCTCCTCGGGACTCGCGACGCCGAGGACGTGGAACGTGCGTCCGTTGTGCACGATGCGATCGAGCGTCGTCAGCTGCGGGTGGTACGGCAGCGTGATGGTGTGCGTCGCGTGCGCGGTGACGACGCCGTGCGCGAAGCGTTCGAGGTCGGCGGCCACCGTCGGCGCGATGTGGGCGAAGAGGCGCGGCGGGCTCAAGTCGGTCCACGGCTCGACGCTGTAGCCGCCTTCGCCGTCGGACACCGGGTCCGAGGGCCGCTGCAGCTGCACGTAGTGCGGCCGGGCGCTGATCGCCGTGGTCGGGCCGATGAGACTCATCACGGCACCCACATCAGGCGATGCGCGTCGACCGCCTCAGCGTAGCCTTGCGGCACGAGCGCCACCGACGTCGAGACCGCGAGGTCGCGCCCAAGCGTCGACCAGTGCGCGACGAGCAGCCCGACCGCTTGCACCAACAGGGGCGCTTGGGCGCGGAGCAGCGCCGCGGACGGCCAGCCGGCGACGACGCGATAGCCGCCGTCGAACGGCGTGAGTGACTGCGCGGGCGTGCATTGCGCAGGGATCGGGAACGGCCCGACGTAGTCCACGGGCAGCGACACGAAGACGTCGCGAGTTTGCGTCAGCAGCGCCAGCTCGGTGTCGAGTTCCACCTTCGCCCGCGCCGCGGCGAGGACGTCGCGCATGAGCGCATCGCGGGGATCGCCATCCGGCCAGTCGAGCGCCGCCCGCAACTTCGCCTCCGGTAGCGTGAGCGGTTCCTCGCTCGGCGGGACCACGAGGACCGAATAGACCGCGGTCGGCTGGCTCCAGGGCGTGCGGACGAAGCCGCCGGGCGGGGGCACGGCGGTGCCGCCGTAGTCCGCGAGTTCGGTGGGCGTGGCCCACTGCGCCAGGACGCCGGGCGTGCCGCTCCCGGTCACGGGCGTCGCCGCCGGCGTGCCGAGGTTGACGGTGCCGTAGAGATCGATCGCCGTGACGATGGCCCCGCCGCCGTCCACGTACGTGACCGGCAATTCGACGTAGGTCGTCAGGTCGAGCGGCGGCCCGGTCAGCCGATAGACGACCCAGTTCGCGGAGTTCCCTTGATCCTGCAGGTAGATTGCCGCGCCCGCCTGAAAACTCAGGAGCAGCGTGCGGACGTCGCGGCCGTCCTTTGTGCTGATGTGGACCCACACCTTCGTCGCGAGCGCCTGCGCCGCGTTGAACCGGACCTGGCTGTTCGCCGGCGGCGCGGCCGCAGTGTTGTTGAACGTGTAGTTCCAGTTCTCGACGAAGCTCGCCACTCAGGGTCTCCGCTTCTTCCGGTAGGTGCCGCTCGTGAACTGCCCCGGGGGCAACGTCTGCTGGACCTGCTCGGCGAGCAGCTGCGGCACAACGAGCGGCAGCGCGCCGACGAGGGGCGGGTTGGCGACGCCGTCCCGCGCCGGCAGCTGCACGATCGTGATCGCGTAGTCCGGGGACGTGCAGGTGGTGTGTGGCATGTCATCCACCGGACACGGCCCCGGGTCGCGGCGAATCCGCATCACCGGGGTTCAGGGCGCGCCGGCGGGTCCGGCTCGGTGATCGGATGCGTCGGGCGGTCGGGCTCGCCGGGGCGTCCCGGTCGGCCAGGGTGCGGCCGCCGGTCGTCCGGCGTCTCCTTCGTGTCGGGCGCGTCGGGCGCTGGCACCGCCTGGTCGTTCGACCATCCGGGGGTCTCGGGTCCGGGCGGATAGCTCGGAGCGCCCGTCGGGACGTCCTTCGCGTCGTGTTTGCCTGTCATGTGCCTCTCCTTATGGCGCCGGGTCGGCCGGCGGCGGTTTGCACTGGTTGTTCGACCAGCCCGGCGGCGGGTCGGGGGGATAGGTCGGCGGGAGCGGCGGCCACGGCACGGTGCGTGGCGTCCGCTCCCCGTCGCGATCGTCCTTGCGGGTGTCGGTCATGGTGGCCTCGCGCTAGTTGAGGCCGGTGACCGTGCCGAACGCGCCCGGGCGGTAGACGCAGAGCGCGAGGCGTTCCTCGGCGCGGATCGCCACGAGGTTCTTGATGAAGAAATCCTGGTGGCTGTTGCTGGCCTCGACGCGGATGCCGCCGTGCGAGAACACCTGCGCCTGCGAGCGGAACGCGCCCGTCAGCCCGGTGCCCGCCACGATGGACGGCGTCACGTCGACGGGCAGACCCCAGAGCGTCGGCACGGGGGCCGCGGCGAACGGTCCGCCGGCGATGTAGCGGCCGGTCGTGTCCTTGCTGAGGGCG